TTGGCTTTAAGTTTTTACGTAAGTTAAAACATGGGCCGAACAATGTAACATTTATTGAATTTTGCCGTGTGCGTAGACGCTAATGCAGGGGCAAGGGCACAAGCTAGAGCACAAGCTGCTGCTAAAGATGCCCGATATGCCTCTGATTCTCTAAAGTTTTGGAACAGAGAAGTTACTTTAGAAAGAACACAACAACGAAATATCATAGGACTCTCAAAAGATCAGAGTGATGCCTATGCTCAAGCTTTAGCTACCCAAGGAAAGGGTAGAAGAAAAGTAGAAGATGCTGCCAAAGCATACTTTACTAAGATGTCTGTCAATGAAGGCGGTCGTAGTAGACGATTTGGTAAACTAAAATATCTTGAATTACTACAGAAAAATGCAGATGTTGAAGCTACAGTACAGAATGTATTTGGACGAAACATGGCATACTCACAAGAAGGTATAAAACGTGTATTCCAAGCCAAACAGGCAGATGCACGAGAAGCTCTAGGTATTAGACCAGAGTATGGTGCACCAGTTATGCTACCTCCAACCAACAGACTTGGTGGTGCTTTACAGATTGCTAGTCAGGTTGCTGGTATATACAGTGCTTTTTCTTCTGATATAAAACTAAAAGAAAACATAGAAGAAGTTGGTGTATCACCTGATGGCTACAAGATATATGAATTTAACTATAAAGGATTTAAAGATAGATGGCGTGGAGCTATGGCTCAAGATGTTGTCAAGAAGAATCCAATGGCTGTAGGTATACGAGATAATTACTTAACTGTAGACTATAGCAAAATTGACGTTAATATGGAGCTCGTATGACCTCATCATTTTCTAATCTAATCGGTACGGAAAGGGACAGGATTCCTGACCTACCGATTAGTAACTACGCCTCTACCGAAGCTAACATGGAAGAGGCCGTCAACAAAGCCAATGACGAAAGTGCAAAAGACCTAGAAAGATTTTACAAAGAACTAGGCGACATAGAAGCACTTAAATCGCAAAACTTTTTTGACAATCTAAACGCGCTAGGTGGTTTAGTAAAGAATGTTGCTGCGGCTAATGAAGCACGTGAAAGAAACAGAGAAGCACGTGAGTCACTTAAGTTTGCTAAAAATTTATACGAAGAAAAACAGGATCAGTTTCTAGAGTTTCAAGAAAAGAAACTTGATATGAACGAAGCTGAACAAGAAGCTGCATTAAGAGAGATAGCAGGCGATAACGAAGAAGTCTATGACTTTCTAAAATTAAAGTTTGCACCTACTCTTGCTGGTCTAGAAACAGATGAGTTTATAAGACGCTATGATGACTTTGCAGCTAGTGGTTTAAGAAGTAGAATACAAGCTAAAAATGTTTATAACTTACCAACCAGACTAGATGCTAGTGATGCTATAGATGATACTATAGAAAACATTGTTACTAAGTATCTAATAGATGCAAACTCTAAAGGACTAAATGTACAAAGCAGACAGCTTCGTAGACATTTCATCAAACGTCTGTATCCATCTCTTGTAAAAGAAAAAGAAAAGATCTTATCTACATGGGAACGCATAAGCGATCAACAATATATAAATCAAAACAACGCAGCTGTTGATAGTGCTATTGTTGATACTGTTAACTCCCAAGGAGTAGTAGTAGACTCAGAAGGTAGAGAAAGAACTGATTATAACGGTGTTTTCGATGATGTAGATACAGGTCTAATTCAATTTGTTCAATTAAAAAAAGGTTTTGATACACCTAAACAAGCTTTAGATTATATAATAGAAAGAATGGGTTCTGATGCCTTAAGAGGTAGACTACAGTCTGGTGGTGTAGCTTATTTTATGAATGAAGCTAAGTTCATCAATCGTTCTACAGGTAAAGAGGCAAAAGGTTACTTTAATGCTGGTATAGGTAATCAAGGTGAGATAGATGGTAACATGTCTTATCTTACACGTATACGAAGTGAGATAGCTCTTAATGATAGTAAAGTATATAAAACTTTAGTTACAGATTCTCAAGAAAGAGTAAGACAGCTACGACTACAAGGTTTATCAGAACAAGAGTTTACTATGGCTCTTGCTGAAGAAGAGACTATATTTCGTAGACAGCTAAAAGCTAAAGGTCTTGACGACTCACTGCCTCTACCAACTCATTTCTTAAGTGATGAAACTTCTGGTGTAGGTAACGAAACATACTCTAATCAGGTAGGCAAGGCAAACAAGATATTTGACATTGTAGATGTAGGAAAAGATTATGTCAACAAGTTAAGACAAGAGGCTAGAGATCCAAACATAGAACTTACTAGTTTACAGAAAAATGTACAAGTTAAGGCTGCTGAGTATGAACTAACTCAAAAAGTTAATGAACGTATGGCAGGCGATAAAAACATGACATTAGAAGAAGCACTACAATTAGAGTATCCAGCAATTTTAGAAAAGTTAGTAAACAAAAAGTATACATCTCAGGTTGATATTACCAGACCAACACTACCAATAGATATACAGAATGACCGTGTTTTCTTGAAAGATAACGGTGTTGATGCTACGATGAATCAGAAAGAGTTTGTATCTCTTGACGAAAAACGTGCATTAGATCAGTTGTATGATTATTACGAAAGCGGGTTTAAAACACCATTTCCACAGTATTTTAGAGAAGTTACTCATGGTACAAATGTAATGCCACATGAGTATGCTCTTGCAAGATATAAAGCTATGTTCCCGGGTGACACTAGCAATATGAAGAACCCAGAAACATTCTTTGATTTAACAGAAGAAGAATCACGTTTCTTGTACTTACGTAAGAATCAGACTAAGAATCTACAATTACTAAATGATGATGATGATACAACTATAGAAACTAAAATGCTTAGGTCTTTACAGCAGAGAGACAATAATGGTGCAAACCTATACGCAAAACCTACTGATACCCCCGGCTTGAAAAAGTTTTTTGAGAATAGAAATCTAACTGAACTAACTGTAGCTGATGCTTACAGACTTGCTAAACAGGGTTACTCTGATTTTGGTTTATATAAGTTTAGTGCAGAAGAGTTGATAGAAGTTGTCGAAGCTGGTGGTATAAGAGTAGATGGTAAAATGAATGAGCAAACTCAAAATGCTATGGTTTTTGGTTTGATGAGAATACAAGCAAACAAAAGTAACAGTATTATGGGTGCGTTAGTTGATGCTGATAGAGACTGGCGTAGACTTACTAATCTAACTGATGACGAAAGAACACAAGTATTACAATTCTTTCCCAATCTTAGAGATATGCCTAATAATCAGTTTCAAAACTTACAGGGTGAGATTAATCAAATAATTATAAAAAACTTAGCAAAACCAACAAAAGAAGAGTTCTTTAATAAATTAATTGAAGATTATGTTGAGAATGACTTTGGAGGAATAACAATTTAATGGACTCAGGAAAATATATGATAGATGATGATATGGTCGATGAGCTAGGTAAAGTAGCTGAAGACATATCAGACGACTATCGAGCACGGATAATAGCCGAAGAACAGGCAAAGTCAGAGCAAGCTCAGGCTGAACAACAAGCCGTTGACACACAGGCTGATCCACGCAACTCCGATACATGGGGTGCTAAGGCACTCATCAAAGAGGGTCAGTCTATTTTATCCGGTGGTCTACAAGACACTGCATCATCTATTGCTACGTTTCCAGAACGTACAGTCGATGCTTTCAGTGGGGAGATGCAAAGACAAAAGGAAGAGACTGGTGCATACAAGCCAGACTTTACACCTTTTGGTGGTTATGATAATCCAATCGAAACAAGAACATGGTGGGGTAAACAGCTTAGAGGTCTAGTACACTTCGGATCTCTAGCAGCTGGTACAATACTAACTGCAAAAGCTGCGGCAGCTACAGGTATAGTCGCTTTGCCAGCTGGTCTTATAGCACTAGCTAAAGGTAATGTTGTAAGAGGTATGGCTGTTGGAGCTGTATCTGACCTTATATCTAAAGAGTCAGATGAACAAAACGCTCTTGGTGCTTTACGTGACCGCTATGGTTGGATGGATACACCTATATCTACAAAAGATACTGACCATCCAGTTGTGATGAAGATGAAAAACATAGTTGAAGGTATGGGCATAGGTCTATTCTTTGACGGTTTTGCTTACACACTGGGTAGAGGTGGTAAAAAAGTTGTAAAACAGATACAAGATAGAAACAAAAATCTAAAACAAGCAACAGTACAAAACGGACTAGCACAGCTAAGACGTGGTGAAGTAGAGTTTAGAGCGGATAAAAATGCACCTATATCTCAACCACACCAAGCAGCACACATAACAGAAGTAGAACCACAGAAAGCTCGTGAGCAGTTATCTCGTACTCGTAAAGAGTGGGGTTCAGAAGAAGGATCTACTGGCTCTGTAACAACACCATACGAACGTGAGCGTATTGCTATGGAAGGTGCTACAGATGAAGCACAAGTAGAACGTATTATGCGCGGACTGATGAGCAGTGCAAAGTTTAAGCAAGAACTTGACGCTGTAAAAGGCAGCATACCTAAGCTAGCATCTAGATGGAGAGAAGCGATAGAAGGTCATCAGCGTATAACACAGGGTAGAAATGCCATAGAAATGTCACCACAAGAGTATCTAAAAGAGTTATTAGAAGCTCAACCTGATGTTGTTGACGGTGTTGAAATATGGACATCTAAAAATGTTGTTATAGGTGACTTAGTTGTTGGTTCATTACTAAAACAACTACGTGATCTAGGTACAGCTGGACGTGAAATAGCAGATTTAGTTGGTCTGGACGATGTAGATGGCCCAGCTAAACAAGTTGTAGATACAATGTTGACAGCTTTGTACCAAACTAAAAAAGCTAGATTCCTAAAATCCGACGCATTTAGACAGTTACAAGCTGGTAAACAATCTAAAGCACAGTTAGTAAATGAAGCTGTAACAGCAGACGTAGAAAAAGCAAAAGAGTCTATAATGTCTGTACTAAAGATAGCAAAAGATGATCCTGATGACAACCTACTCAATGCGTTGTTTGAAGCTTTTTCTATGATGAAAGATGTCAATACTCTTGAAGACTTTGACAGATGGGCACGTACAATACTCAAAGGTGGTTCATTAGCACCAGACGGCCCAGCTAGAACAGGTGCACTGATACGTGAACTAGAAGGCGTGATGAGTCATAGTATTCTATCAGGCCCAAAAACACCAGTTCGAGCAATCATGGGTACATCTACTGCAACATTCTTACGGCCACTAGCTTCAGCATTAGGAGCAGTACTACGCTATCCATTTGAAGGTGATGCTGCTACAGTTAGAAGTAGCCTAGCTGCCGTTAATGGTATGATAGAAGCTATACCTGAGTCGTTTACTTTGTTTAGAGAAAAACTAAACTCATATTGGAAAGGCGATATACGTACAATCAAGACACGTTTCTCAGAGTATACACAGGCAGACGATAACTGGGAGATACTACGTCGTTGGGCAGAAGACAGTGGTAGAGCTAACGCTGGCGAAGTAGCTGCATTTCGTATGGCTAACGTAGCTAGACAGATGAACAATAATAACTTGTTTACATACTCTACAAAGATCATGGCTGCAACTGACGATGCGTTTGGTTACATCCTTGGTCGTGCTAAGATGCGTGAAAAAGCAATGCGTAGAGTTTTAGAAATGCAAAGTGTTGATGGCATTAAGCTACCAGAAATAAACAAAGACTTGATGAAGGCATATGAAGACGACTTCTATTCACAAGTGTTTGACAAAGACGGTAATATTATTGACGAAGCTACAAAGTTTGGACGTAAAGAAGTAACACTAACACAAGATCTTACAGGCTTTGCAAAAGGTCTAAATGATGTATTTAGTGCTGCACCTCTAGCCAAACCATTCTTTTTATTTGCTAGAACAGGTGTAAACGGTCTTGCTCTTACAGGTAAGTATACACCCGGTTTTAACTTCTTAGTCAAAGAGTTTAACGACATAGCATTTGCAAACCCAGCTGACCTAGCAAGTGTAAACAAGTATGGTATTTTTACAGCAGAAGAACTTGCTAATGCACGTGCCTTACAAACAGGCCGATTGGCAATAGGCTCTGGTGTAGTTATGCTAGCTGTAAACGCTTGGATGCGTGGTGATCTTAATGGTAACGGCCCAGTTGACAGACAGAAAAGACAGGTCTGGATAGATGGTAAGTGGGAGCCAAGAACTATAAAGCTAGGTGCTGTACGTGTTGGTTATGATAACTTTGAACCATTCAACCTTATTATGTCTACAATCGCTGACGTAGGTGATGCGAGTGAACTAATGGGTGAAGAGTGGACAGAAAACCAGTTAGGTAAGATATCTCTTGTTGTAGCACAGGCTATTACAAGTAAGTCATATCTAGCAGGCATACAGTCCTTTGTAGACTTATTTGGTGCTAGACCCGGACAAGGCCCACGTATTGTAGCATCTCTTGCTAACAACACTGTACCTCTTGCTGGTCTACGTAACGAACTTGGTAGATTATTTACACCATATATGCGTGAAATAAACTCAGGTATCATACAGTCTATACGTAACAGAAACTTACTTACTGAACAAATAGCTGGTACACAACAGCTACCTAAAAAGTATGATATACTCAACGGTAAACCACTCAAAGATTGGGACTTTTTAACAAGAGCATACAATGCTGTAAGTCCTGTAACACTTAACTTAGAACAAAGCAAAGGTAGACAGTTACTATTTAACAGTGGCTACGATTTACGTACATCTACATACTACGCACCTGACGGCACAAAGCTTACAGATAATGCAGTAGTTAGATCTTTGTTTCAACAAGCTATAGGTGAGCAGAATTTAGAACTAAAACTTGATAAACTGGCTGACGATCCTAAGATACTAGCATCATTAGAACAAATGCGTGCAGATATAAAATCTGGTAGACGTGGTGATTTTGATGTAAAGGACTACTATCATAATAGAATTATAGAACGTATATTCTACAATGCACGTAGACAAGCTTGGGCTAAAATTAGCAGTCAACCAAACGTAAGAAGAGTTATACTAGAACAACGTGAAAAAGAAATCGCACGTATTGAAAAACGTACGGATACCGCAAACATCCTCAACATATATAAATAAATGGCAACAACATTCGTAGAATATACTGGGGATGGAAACGCTACCAAAACGTTTTCTTTCCCTTCATACCAACAAACTGATATAAAGGTAACAGTAGATGGTACAGCTAAAACAGCAAGTACTCACTACAACATTACTGGCTACACCACAACAGGTGGTGGCAGTGTTGTCTTTACATCAGGTAATATTCCAACCAGTCCCGCCCTTATTCGTATTTTTCGTGACACTGATGTAGATAGTGCTAAGGCTACATTTACAGCAGGGTCATCAGTCAAAGCAGCTGACTTAAATAATAATATTACACAGCTCTTGTATGCTGCACAAGAAGAGCAAAACCAACTAGAGCAAACTGCTGACATCCGTGACGATGCTGTAACTACAGCTAAGATACGAGACGACGCTGTTACAATGGACAAGCTAAACAGCGGTGCTCTACCTACTGACATTACAGTAGCAAGTGCAAACATTGTAGACGGTACTATAGTAAATGCTGATGTCAATGCGTCGGCTGCCATAGCTGGTACAAAAATTACCCCTGCATTTGGTTCACAAAACTTATCTACATCTGGCACAGCAGCAACTGGTAATCTTACAGTAACAGGCACTATAAGTGTTTCTAGTACTGTTGATGGTAGAGATGTAGCTGCTGATGGTTCTAAACTAGACGGTATCGAAGCCGGAGCTACAGCAGATCAAACAGCAGCAGAGATAAGAACTCTTACTGAAGCTGCTACAGACAGTAATGTTTTTACTGACGCAGATCATACAAAACTTAATGGCATAGAAGCTGGGGCTACAGCTGACCAAACTAATGCAGAGATCAAAACTGCATACGAGGCTAACTCTAATACTAATGCCTTTACTGATGCTGAAAAATCAAAACTATCTGGTATAGAGTCAGGAGCTACAGGAGATCAGACTAATGCAGAAATAAGAGCTGCCGTAGAAGCTGCTAGTGATAGTAATGTTTTTACAGATGCAGACCACAGTAAGCTAAACGCTATCGAAGCCGGTGCTACTGCTGACCAGACTAATGCAGAAATAAAAACTGCATACGAAGCTAATGCTAATACTAACGAGTTTAGTGATGCAGAACAAAGCAAGCTAGCTGGTATAGAAACAGCAGCTACAGCTGACCAAACTGCCGCTGAGATAAAAACTCTGCTACAAGCTAGTAAACTTACTTTATCTGAGATCGACACTACCTCTACAGATAGCAGATACTTTACAGAAACTGAACTTACAGGTGGTGCTCTTGACGGTAGATACTACACAGAGACAGAAGCTGAAGCCAAGTTTCTTAGACAAGACTCTAGCGAGACAATAGCTAGTGGTGCAACTTGGTCTAACTCTGACGCATTTGTAGCTACAACAGCTGCTATCAATGCTCGTATTATTGACCTTATAGACGAGGTTGGTGGTTTTACAGCTATTGCTAATGAGACTAGCTTTCCAGCAACTAACCCACAAGGAGCTACAGGTCAGTCAGCTATACTAAGTATACAAGCTGCAAGCACAACGCTAACCCCTAGTGGTACTACTGTAACCATAGCAAATGGTGCAGGGACAGGTAACACTGTAACTATTACAGGCGTGTCTGCTGCCATACCTACAGGCTTTGGTTTTCTAGTAGAGTCAACATCTACAACACATACATACAGTTTTCATAGATTAGTACCGATAGCAACACAAGTCAATACTGTTGCTTCTAACATTACTAACATTGTTAACGCTGGTGCAAACGTAGTAGATATAAACAACTTTGCTGATATATACCAAATATCTAGCAGTGCTCCTACACAACGAGCTGACGGTACATCTTTACAAGAAGGTGACTTATGGTATGATAGTTCTAATGACAACCTACAAGTTTATACAGGTAGTGCATTTTCTATTATTACACCGTCTCAGTCCGTTCTTGATGACGTAGCTATCGTATCTGGTGCTATAACATACCAAGAAGATTTAGGTCTAATTACATCAGCAACAACTACAGGCAGCTCTAACGGCTCTCTTGATATAGTTGCAGATGCAATAGAAGACGAGATTACTTTTACTGTTACAGCAGCCACAGGTAAATTTATTATTGATGGTGTAGATAAGCCTGCACTAACACTACACAAAGGCTGGACATATACATTTGACGTAAGTGACGCATCGAACGCAAACCATCCACTACGCTTCAAAAGCGGCGGTAATGCTTATAATACTGGTGTTACTGTTACTGGCACTCAAGGACAAGCTGGTGCAAAAGTCCAACTTGTAGTACCTGAGTCACAGCCAACAACTTTTATATACTACTGCACAAACCACAGTGGTATGGGTAACTCTATAACTGTTGTAGAAGACCCAATCAAACTCGTAGCTGACAACATTACAAGTGTTAACACTACAGCTACAAGTATCGCTAACGTAAATACTACAGCTGGTTCTATTAGTAATGTTAATACAGTTGGTGCTTCAATTAGTGATGTAAACAGATATGCTAACGAGTATCAGATATCTGCTAATGCACCTAGCTCTCCTGATGCTGGTGATCTTTGGTTTGATACCGCTAACAATACACTTAAGAACTACAATGGATCTGCGTGGTTAGGTATTACATCTAACTCTGGTATCCAGAATGTGGCAGACGATACGTCACCACAGTTAGCAGCTACCTTAGATGGTCAAAACAACAACTTAACAAACATCGGTACTATAGATGGTGCTAACTTACAACTTGACTTCGGAACCCTATAAATGGCAAAACAATTAAAACTAAGAAGAGGTACAACCTCACAACATGGTAGCTTTACTGGAGCCGAAGGTGAAGTTACAGTAGATACAGACAAGGAAACACTTGTCGTACACGATGGCTCAACAGCTGGTGGACATCCTGTAGCAGCAGAAGATATGGCAAACGTATCTTCTGCATCTATTGCTGGAAGACTTGCTAATGACTCTATTGCAACATCTAAGATTGCAGCTGGAGCATTGCCTTCAGATGTAACAGTTGCCAACGCAAACGTTACGTCAAATGCTGCAATAGCTGGAACTAAAATTGATCCTGACTTTGGATCTTTACAAATATCAACTACTGGAACTATAGGTTCTGGTGATATTACACTAACAAATACTCAACCTAAAATTGTTTTTAATGATAGTAATAATAACTCAGACTATCAGATTGAAAACTTAAATGGTGTATTTAAGATTAGAGATAATACAAACTCAGCAGATAGAGTTACTATAGATAGTAGTGGTAATACTATTTGTACTGGCAACTTTAATGCTAGTGCTGGTGTTGATGTAACAGGAAACATCACAGTATCAGGAACAGTTGACGGTAGAGACGTAGCTACTGACGGTAGTAAACTAGATGGTATTGAAGCATCAGCTACCGCAGATCAGACTGCTGCTGAAATAAGAACTCTTGTAGAATCTGCATCTGATAGTAACGTATTTACTGATGCTGACCATTCTAAGCTAAATGGTATAGAAGCCTCAGCTACAGCAGACCAGACAGCAGCAGAAATAAGAACACTTGTTGGTAATGCTTCAGACAGTAATGTATTTACAGATGCTGACCATGCAAAACTAGATGCACTGACAACTTCAAATGGTGTCATACTTAATGGTGTAACTGCAACAACACAATCTGCTGGTGATGCTTCAACAAAAATCGCTACAACTGCGTACACAGATACAGCTATATCAAACTTAGTAGACTCATCCCCCGGTGCTCTAAATACTCTTAATGAGTTAGCAGCAGCTATAAATGACGATGCTAGTTTCTCGACTACAGTTACAAACTCAATAGCTACCAAAATGCCTTTGGCTGGTGGTGAATTTACAGGTGATGTTACTTGTCACAATATTACACCTGACGGAGATAGCAGCAGAAACTTAGGAACAAACTCTGTAAGATTTGCAAACGTATATGCTGACAACTTTGTTGGTGGCGGTGGTAACTTAACAGGTGTAGAGTCCTTTGTATCTGGTATGATTATACTATGGTCTGGTTCTGTAGCTAATATTCCTAGTGGATTTGTACTATGTAATGGTTCAAACAGTACACCAGATTTACGAGACAGATTTGTCGTAGGTGCTGGTAACTCTTACGCTGTTGGAGCTACAGGTGGTGCTACAACTGCTTCAGATAACGTTAGTGTAACTGGTACTGACACAGTTAGTATATCTGCGTCTGGTACAGCTTCTATAACTGTATCTGGTACTACAGGAGGTGACAGTGAACTTTCTACATTTACCGGTCGTCAACCCGGTAACTCTCAACACATTGCTGTTCAATATGTACCAAACTATACGTACTTTACTAACAGTTCTCATACTCACTCTTTCTCTGGATCTGGCTCTGATACTGTAAGTGTATCTGGTACTGATACAGTTAGTATAACTGGTACTGATTCTGTTACCGTGTCTACACTGTCTCCATACTATGCACTCTGCTATATAATGAAGACCTAGTGGACTTACCCACCATAAATATACCAAACTCTGTTACAATAAAAACAGTAGAAATACCTTTACCCACAGCAGATGTTCCCTCGTATCAACCTTTGGTCGTACCTCCGCAAGATTTACGAAGACCCGAAGGTACAAAAGAGGTGCAAACAACAGAAAACCCACCTCCAAAAATACACTTTCCACCCTTACCTAGTATCACTTTACCATCGCAAGAAGTCCTAGTCGCTGCATCGGTTACTGCTGTAACTGCTGTAGCAGCTGCGACTGTTACACAACCTGTAATCAATGCGTTGAAAGATAAAATACAAAAGTTTTTACAAGGCAAGATAAACAAATGGAAACAAAACCGCCAGAAAAGAAAGGCATCCTCAGAAAAATCAAAGAGAATGTAGATGACCATGACGAACAGATGCAAATACTAGGAGCCATGGTGCGTCTAGGCGTAGTTATCTGGTCTGGTTTTATCATTACACTAAACTACGTAGAGTTACCTATGGTCAAAAAGACTGGAGCATCGTCCGATATCACGTTCGTGGCTTCGATCTTTACGGGAGCCCTAGCCACGTTTGGGCTGTCTACAGGTAACAAGAAGTCAAAAGAAGACAAACCAAAACAATGAAAATAGTTAAACCACCCGCCGGTTTTTGGTTAGAAACACAATTAACACCAGATATGATACGATATCTATGGTCACAAATTAATAAAGCTACAATTAATACTAAAACTAGATTAGTTGGGCATATAACTAGCAGCTTAAGTGTACCTGATACAGAAGGTATATTTACACCCTACATTTTAAATCAATGTCAAAAATTGATGGACAAACCTGTTTCATCTATGAATATGTGGGTTAACTTTCAAAGAAAATATGAATTTAATCCTTTGCATAAACACAGTGGACAATTAAGTTTTGTTATTTGGATGAAGATTCCATATAATTTTGAAGATGAAAAAAACAGCGATGTAGTAAAAGATTTAACAGAATGTAAAAGTGGGTGTTTTGAGTTTGTCTACTGCGATATGCTTGGACGCTCAACTTCGTATGTATATCGGTTATCACCTGATTTAGAAGGGACAATGTTAATTTTCCCAGCTGAGTTAACACATCAAGTATATCCATTTTATACCAGTGACCTAGAACGAGTATCTATCTCAGGAAATATTCTATAATATAATGAAGAAACTAATTCTTCTCTTAGCCCTGTTATCACCCGCAGTAGCAAGAGCTAATACTGTCACACCCCAGTTTACTACAGGGTCTATGAACAGTACAACTACAACAACTCAAACTATCGTAGAGACAGAGCAAGTGCAAGTCTACGGTGCAGCCGTAAACACTTGGTCTGGAACTAATATTACAGCAGCAGCGAGTGCTGGCATTGCTGGTGGTGATGCAGTATTTACAGTTACTGACAATACATTACCATGGAGCTTAGAAACAACAACAAGAGCAGCAGGCTTAGTAGAACAAAGAGATTATACAAGAAACTTTAC